GTAAATTCATTTAGTGCAACTACTTTTACAACGAGTAATATAACTATAAATTGGAATATAACTTGGAACCTAAATGGTGCAGAACCTTGGATTAGAAACTCTAATTCATTAGGTATTGCGTCATTACACATGTTAGCACCAGGTCAAGATTATTATAAACCTTGGAGGGTAGTTAGTTCATTATCAAATGCCAATATTAATTTGACAACGTTAACAACTACAATAACTTCTGTTATTACACCATCACAAGTTGGTCTTACATCTTTTACCTCAGGAACATATTATTTTGAAGTTAGATTTATTGGTCATAGAAGTATATATCCTGTTTGTGTGAGTTTAGATTTAACACCAACAACACCTACTCCTACACCTACAACAACTCCAACATTTACACCAACACCGACAAGAACGCCTGATATAACTACAACACCAACACCTACTCCGACTCCAACATTTACACCTACACAAACCATTACACCTACATTAAATTGTGCAACTCTAAATTGGTCGTTTACTGAAAATAATGCACAGGGTACTATGGATTTATTTGTTAATGCTATAGTTGTTGAAAGTAGAAGTATAACATCTTCAGGAAATTATACAGTTTGCGTTGGTGATACAATAAATGTACAAGTATATTGTGATCAGTGTATAATTGAACCAAATTTATGTGCAAACGCATATTCAATATCTGATAAACCTGTTTTAACTGATGCTAATTGTAACTGTTCTGGTCCTACGAGTATATTAACATCAATATATACAGTTACAGCTGGTGATGTTGGAACGACAATAAATCTTTCAACATTTGCTACATGTAATGTTGGTTGTGTTTAAAATTTAAAATATGAATATAGAAAAAAATAATAAACCTGTTAAGGTAAAAAAAGTAAAATTAAATAAACCGGAATTGATTGTACCTGACTTTAGTTCTATTAAAATACTAAAAGGTAATAAACATCTGTTAGATCATTCATTTCATGTTATAAAATATACCTATTTAAATCTAATTTAATATGGCTAAAAAAGTTGAAATAGAAGCTGAAGTTAATGTTGAACCTTCGTTAAAAGCGTTAAGGGAATTAAAGAAACAATTAAAAGATACAGCAGCAGGTTCTGAGGATTTTAAGAAAATATCAAAACAAATCAAAGATGTTGAAGACGCTTTGGAAGAAAGTAAGGCAGGTGCAAAAGGATTTGTTGATATGTTAGAAGAGGCGCCAGGTCCTGTAGGTGGTCTTGCAAGAGGATTTAGACAATTAGAAATCAGTACCAAATCTTTTGGTGTTGCACTCAAAGCAACAGGTATTGGATTATTGGTTGCTGCTATAGGTGGTATAGCTGCAGCATTCTCACAGGTTGAAGGTGCGGGTAAGAAACTTGAACCATTAATGATTGGATTAGAAAAAATCTTTGGTGGTATTGTGGAAGTGTTTACACCTTTATTGGACATGTTTATTGAATTGGCACTAAAAGCATTACCATATATTACAAAAGGTATTGGTTCATTTTATTCAACATTAGTTAGTTTTTTCACATTAATCAAGGAAGTTGGAACAGGTGCGGGTAAAATATTGAAAGGTATTTTTACATTAGATTATAAAAGTTTACAAGAAGGTTATGACCAATTAAAAGGTTCTTTTGACAAGACAATTAAATCCTATACAGAAAGTATGGGTCGTTATGAGGCTGGTACTCAAAAAATGACCAAGACTGAAAAGGAAAATCTTAAAGAAAGAGAAGAAGCAAGAAAGGCTGCACTTGAAAAGAGAATGAAAGAGATGGAACAACAAGACAAACTTGATGCTGTTCGTCTTGAAAAAATGAAACAAGAGGCCTTAACACTTGCAGAAACAGAACAAGAAAAATTAGATATTGAAAAGAAGTTCTTTGATTTATCATATCAAGCACAATTAAAAGATATTGAGGATAAACAAAAACTTTATAAGAAAGATAGTGAGGAGTATAAAGCATTACAAATTACAAAAGAAGAGTTACAAAACTCATTCATAGAGAAGACAAGAGGTTTCAACGAGAAACAAAAAGAATTAGACATTAAGAAGAATAAAGAACTTCTTGATGAAGAGATTGCAGCACTCAACCTTAAGAAAGCAAAAGGTGAGGTTAAAGAAACTGAATATCAGGAAAGTTTGTACAACATCAATAAAAAGTACATGACTGATAAGAAGGATTTGGCACAGAATGAATTACAGTATCAACAGTTCTTAACAAATGAAAGAAAGAAACTTGCTGCAGAAGATAGAGCAACAATTAACTTAAACCTTCAAAATCAGATTGATAGTATTGATAGATTAAATGCATTACAAGAATTTGACTTTGCTGAGGATTTAAGAAGACTACAAGAGAAGAAAACATTAATAGAACAACAAGAAGCAAATGAACTTGCAAATACAGAATTAACTGAGTTTCAAAAGAATGAGATTAGGACAAAGTACTCTAAAATGAGAACTGACCTAATTGAAAAAGAAGTTGCAGTAGAAAGAGCTGCAGCAGAACAAAAGTTTCAAGTTCAAGCAACATACGCACAAGCGTTACAAGGTCTTGGTTCATTATTCCAAGATATTGCGGGTGAGAATAAGAAACTTGCAATCTTAGGTATTATAATTGAAAAGGCAGCAGCACTTGCATCTATTGCAATTAACGCTAAGAAAAACTTTATTAAAGATGGTGGTATTAAATCACCATTAGCGTGGGCTAACTTGGCGGTTGCAGGTGTATCAGCAGCTGCGGTAATTGTATCTGCAGTAAAAGGTATTGCAGCAATTAATCAGGCATCACAAGGTGGTGGTGGTGGAGGTGCTGAAGGTGGTGATTCAGGTCCAAATTCAGCTGCATCTCTTGGTAGAAACTATGAAGAGGGTGGTATGATTCAAGGACCGAGACATGCACAAGGTGGTGTAATGATTGAGGCTGAAGGTGGTGAAGCGGTAATGACAAGAGGTGCTGTAACTATGTTTGCACCATTATTATCTGCGATGAACCAAATGGGTGGTGGAACATCATTCGGTAATCAGTTATATATCAGACCTGATGCAGCTGCGGTATCTAAACCTCAACAAGACCAATCACCTATGATTATGAAGACATATGTGGTATCAAATGAATTAACAACAGAACAAGAAAAATTAGCAAGATTAAAAGATTTAAGTACCCTATAACATGAAAAAAGGTAATAACAATAGTCACAAAATAAAATTTGGTAAGAGAAAATCACAACCAAATGGTAAAAAATCTTATGGACCAAAAGAACAAAAACCTAAAAAGTATAGATCCCAAGGTCGATAACCAAATTTTTATATTTAATTATATATGAAGAAAGATAAAGTATATGAATTAAGAATTGACGAAGAGGATGATATATCGGGTATCGATAGTATATCTCTCGTTGATGACCCTGCAATTGAGGTAAATTGGATTGCGTTCAATAAGGTTAAGAGTCAAGATTTTCACATACCTGAAGGACAAGACCAAAAGTACCTACAATTTTTAAATGGTGTTGGACAATCAGAAGAAGAATTGTTCTCACAAGGTTGGGTATTGGATAAAGAAGACTTCGTGTCATCAAGTCCAAACGCACCATCTTTTGAAGATACTGATACCTATTTGGTAAGATATAAGTATGTATTAAATCCTGAGGCACCAGGTGCACCAATCAAAGATGCAACGAGAGAGTTTTGTAGAGACCTATTGAACAAGAACTTTGTTTATAGAGTAGAGGATATGGAAAGGATTGTTAACGATGAAGGTGACAGTGCTTTGGTATGGAGGGGTGGTTACAATTGTAGACATGTATGGAAGCAAATTCGTTATAAGAAAGATGTTACAATTGTAAACAAAGGTAGTATTACCAAAGGTAGAATTGATGGTCAGGAAAGTTATGATGTAATAGATTATCCTCAACCTGATACAAGAACATCAAACCCTTCTTTCTCAAAACAGAAATTTGAAGCAATTAATATATTTGGTTTTAAACCAAGATATTTTTACATGTGTCCTGGTGCAATAGAACTATTCAAACACCTCATTACTATGGAAATGGATGAGGATACTGTTGGAATGGTTAGAAGTGCTGCACAAGTAGCTGATAATGTCTTTAGATTAGAAGAAGAGGTTATCAAATCAGAAATAGCAACTCCTGAACAAGTAATGGAGGCATATTTCCTTATTGAAGATTTTAAGGATATTCTATACGAAATTGATGAGGAGGTTGGGATGATGCATGATGTATCATTTATGGATGGTCATCTTATGAAGATTAAAGAATATCTCAAAGAAGATATGGGATATGATGTTGGTGGTATTGGTGGTTATGTTGATCCTGGCATTAAGAAAAAGAAAAAGGATGTAATAGAAAAATCTATTGCATTTGAAACATATAATGATTATCCTGAAGCAGCAAAGAACAACGCTTGTAAGGTATTAAGATGGAGAGATGAACACGGCGATGAAGTACAAGGAATGACAAGAGTTGGTTGGACTCGTGCTAACCAATTGTGTAAGGGTGAGAACATCTCAGAATCAACAATTGCAAGAATGGCCGCATTCGCAAGACATAGAAGAAACTCTGAGGTTGCACCTGAATTTAAAGATACACCTTGGAAAGACAAAGGTTATGTTGCTTGGTTAGGATGGGGTGGAACAACAGGTGTTGAATGGGCCTCTCGTAAATTGGAGAGTATAAGAAACAACATGTCTAAACAAAAATTCCAAACTGATGAAGAAAAGAGAATTGTGTTTGGCCCTGCTATGATACCTGACATTAAGATTTTCCGTAAAGATATGTTAGGTAATCCATATTATGTGTTCTTCTCAGCTGAGACAATTAAGATGATTGCTGAGAAATACATGAGAAATAAGTACATCGATAATAATGACACCAACCATAATGGTAAGGCTGCATCAGATGTTTATGTTATTGAATCTTGGATTAAAGAAGATGAGAATGATAAGTCAACAAAGTATGGTTATGGTGATTTACCTGTAGGTACTTGGTTTGTAAGTATGAAAGTTCGTAATGATGAAGTATGGCAAAAAGTTAAGAAGGGTGAACTGAGAGGATTTAGTGTATCAGGATACTTTGAAGAGATTGCTGAGTTCGCAAGAGAACAGATGTTCTTACAACAAGTAGCTAAGATATTGAAGGGTGTCAAATAACATTTGAGAATATATATACATTTTTATATTTAATAATAAGAGAATAAACAAAAACAATTTAAAACTATGTCAAAAAATCCAAAAACAGCAATCCAAGAAATTAAAAAATTGATGGTGCAGTTTGGTTTTATATCTGACGAGTCTGTAATGGCCTCTTTCAAATTAGAAGATAATACTATTGTAGAAACTCCTGAACTTAAGGTTGGTAACAAAATCACCAAACTTAATGAAGAGTTTAATAGAGTTGCTTTAGAAAGTGGTAAATTCAGATTGGTAGAAAACTTCGAAGTAGAAGTAGTAGACGGTATAATCAAATCTGTAAAGGAGATTTTTGTTGATGCCAAATTGGTTGACGGAACTCAAATCAAAGTTGAAGGTGATAGTTTGATGGAAGGTGCTAAAGTTGTTGTAGTAACTGCCGAAGGAGAAATTCCTGCACCAGATGGTGTACATGAATTAGAAGACGGTACCAAGGTTGAAACCAAGGAAGGTGTTATTGCAAGAATCGAAGAAAAGGTTGAAGAAGCCGAAGGACCTGAAGTTGAAATAGAACTAGCAGACGAGATGGTAGAGGGACCAGCAGGTTCCGAAGTACAAGTTGAGACTCCTGACCCGATGGTAGAATTTGTCGCTTTAGTTAAAGATATGATGGAAAAAATATCTGAGAAAATGAAGTCGATGGAAGATAAGGTTGAAAAGATGAATGCAGAATTTAACTCATTCAAAAAAGAACCATCAGCAAAGAAGATTTCAGATGGTAAAACTGATTTCAATAAACATTTAAATTCAAGTGATGCATTAGACGCGAAAATCGCAGCAATTGCAGCATTAAGAAACAAATAAATTAAAAAATTAAAAAAATAAAAAAATGAAAATTTTAAAAAGAGAAAACTTTTCGTATGACGTAGCAACAATTGGTTCATATGTGGACCAAGTTGGTGGTGAGTTATTATCAAAAGCACTTATCGGTGCAACCACTCCAAAATACGTTAACGTAAAATTAGGTATCAAAGGAACACAAGCATTGAACCTATTAAATTCTAACATCGTGTTCCAAGCAGGTGAGTGCGGATGGGATCCTCCAACCGGTACTACAACTACTTTCACTCAAAGAAGTATTACAACTTGTGCTGAGAAATATAACGAAGCATTATGTTACCAAGAATTATTTGACACTTATCAGTCTATGTTGATGGCTCCAGGTCAAACTCAAGAGTCTGTACCGTTTGAGGAGCAAATTGCATCATTAAAAGTAAAACAAATTCAACAAAGAATTGAACAAAAATTATGGCAAGCAACTACAGGTGGTGGTGATTGTTTTAATGGTTTCAAAGCGTTAATCGTTACAGGTACAACAGGTGTAGGTAACTCAAGTGGTACTACATTCTCAAGTTCTGCAACTTACGGTCAAGCTGGTAACCCTATCACTGAAGTAGATAACTTAATCAATGCACTTTCTGATGACGCTATGTCTCGTGAAGATTTAAGAGTGTTCATGTCTTACGCAAACTTCCGTTTGTATGTACAGGCGTTAACAAGAGCTAACTTCTTCAGTAACTACATCGGTTCTTCTGAAATCACTGGTAATATGGAAGCTGTTCACCCTAACACAAACGTTAAGGTAATTCCTACAATCGGATTGAACGGTTCTAACAAAGTTACTATCGGACCAGCTGAGTATATGGTAGTAGGTTTTGACTTATTGTCTGACCACGAAAAATTAGTTATTTGGTACTCAAAAGATTTCGATGAGTTACGTTTAAGAGCAAACTACAACTACGGTGCACAAATCGCATTGTTCGGTTCAACAGTTTACTTCGCAACTAACAACTTAGCGTAATCGTTCTAAATAGATTAAAAACCTGTGGGGTGAAAGGCCCCACACATTTTAATAAACAGAAAACAAATAATAATAAATAATATGAGTTGTTATATATCAAGCGGAGTAGCTTTAGGTTGTTCAGATGGTATCGGTGGTATTAAGACCATTTATGTTCTTGGTGCTACAGGTGCAACTGTTCCTGATGTTTCATCCGTATCAGTATCAGGTTCTACAGGTCCTATTACAGGGATTACTGGAGCAGGAACTTGGTTCCAATTTGAATTGAAAAGAAATACTTCTTCATTATCACAGAACGTAACCAAATCTTTCGAGAATGGTACAATCTTCTTTGAACAAGTATTAACTGCGGTTCTTTACAAATATGACCAAGACAAGAGAAACCAATTGAGATTATTATCACAAAACGACGCTATCCAAATTATTGCTGTTGACCAAAATGATGTACAATACTATTTAGGACAAACTAATGGTATGTTCTTATCAGGTGGTTCAGCTGCAACAGGAGTTGCGTTAGGTGATAGAAACGGATTTGAATTGATTTTCACAGGTCAAGAACCACAACCAGCAAACGTAATTTCAGGTGTTTTATCATCTATCTTTACTGCAGGTGGTTTTAATGATTAAGGGAATAAGTAAGTCTGTTGTGGACTGAATTTTCTATATCTCTATTCTAATAAAGAGGGGCGTGAGCCCCTTTTTTGTTATATCAAAAACCTAAATCAAAAAATTTATATTTATTAATATAGAGTGATATTATGTTAATACTAAACAAAGGACAACAAAACGAATTGGTTTTAAATATCAATAACAATTCAAGACAAGATTTTTCAGGTTATACTCTGACATTTGTACATACCTTATCACAAGAGGAAAAGACATATACTATCAATACATCCAATCCCGCAGAATATGGTGAGAATGATAGGTACTGTGAAATCATTTTGAATTTACAATATCCTAATAATGACCTAAATTATGAAGGTCAGTATCAATTACAAATATTCGGTAATGGGACAAACTTGGTATATACAGGTTTGTGTAGATTAGATGGAACATCAGAGAAAGGTAATGATTACATATCATATGTTTCACCTGATGAGGATAACAACAATTATATATACATACAAGATTAACTATGAGTGAATTACAAAAATATCAATTAGGTAAATTAAACTTTACACAAGAACCATTACTCCCTGTCTTCAGTGAAGTATTTCAAAGGTATCCTTGGGTATGGTATGGTGAGAACAACATGATGCCTCAGTATCTTATTTCAAGGTATAACAACTGTGCAATACATAAAGCAATCGTAACTTCAAAGAGAGAACAGATAATGGGTGATGGTCTTGTATCATTAAACAATCCTATGGCAACTATTAACCTTATTAATCCAAAAGAAAATGTTGCTGAGGTTATGAAGAAGTGTGCGTTGGATTTGGTTTTATTCGGGGGTTATGCTTTAAATGTTATTTTTACAAGAGACAAACAAAGTATTGCTGAGATTTATCATGTTGACTTTAGTAGAGTTAGATGTGGTAAATTAAATGATAATGATGAGATTGACAAGTTCTATTATTCACCTGATTGGTCTAATATTAGAAAGTATCCACCACAAGAGTATGATGCTTTTAATCAAGAAAAAGGTGGTTCACAAATTTATTATTATAAACAATATAGTCCATCACAATCATATTATCCTCAACCTGATTATTCAGGAGGTCTTGCGTCTATCGAAATAGATGTTAATATCAAAGAGTTTCACGCAAACAATTTAAAGAATGGTATGATGCCATCACTTTGGATAAACATGAATAATGGTATCCCTGGTGAAGAAGAACAGAGATTGGTTACAAGAGCGTTAGAAAGTCAATTTAGTTCAGTTAATAACGCAGGTAGACCAATCATCTCATTCAACGAAAGTAAGGAATTATCCCCTGAAATTACACAAATACAACCATCAGCAAATGATGGATATTATCAAGCAATCTATACAGATATTCAACAATCAATCTTATCCGCACATCGTATTTCTACAGGTGAACTTTTCGGTATTAGTACCGCAGGTAAATTAGGTAGTAAAGACGAGATTGCAACACATATCTTCTATGTAAGAAAGACTGTTATCCAACCTTATCAAAAAGAACTATTAGGTACATTTGACAAATTGATATCTATGAAATTCCAAAAACCAACATCATTTGAAATTAAACCATTAACAATATTTGAAGTTGGTGATGTTGCTGAGAATCCTGCTGTGGTTGACAAACCTGTTACACCTGTTGAAGCAGAAAGTGATAAGATTGTGATTAACGAAAATATCAAAGGGTTAAAAGGTAGAGAGTATCAGAACCTTATGAGAATTGTTCGTGAATATAATAAAGGAAAAATTTCAAGACAACAAGCGGTCCAAATGTTAAAGAGTGGTTATGGATTAAATGAGGAAGAATGTGGTACTTGGCTTGGAGAGGATGAAGAAAACGATTAATTAAACTATGGCTAACAAACTATTAATATCAGAGAACAAATTAAAAGCGTTTACAAATGTCAACAAGAATGTTGATATTGACGCTATTAGAGCCGAGATTGGTATCGCACAAGATATACATCTTCAACCATTACTTGGAACCAAGTTTTATGACCATCTGTTGAACCAAATTAGTGTTACGGGTAATACTTTCAACTCAGATGAATTAACCCTTGTAAACGAATATATTGCCCCTTATTTGATACAAACCGCATACTTCGAGATGATTCCAAGTTTACATTACCGAACGATGAATAGGGGTATCGTACAGGGTGAGATGGAAAGTGCTACAAGTGTTGATACTGAAACAATGAAATACTTGAGAGGTATCCAATTCCAAAGAGCAAACTTCTACAAGATGAGACTACAAGATTATCTTATCACTGGTAGAGGACAGAACTTATTCCCTGACTACAACACATATTCAACAATAGACGGTATGATACCTGATAAAGGTTCTAAATATAACTCACCAATTTATCTTAATCATACAACACGTTATGGTTACAGTAAACAACAATTAGGTAGGTCTATACCTATGTATAGTGAAATGGACCATTACGATCCTCCTTGTTCTGATTGTCATTAATCTAAAAAATGCGCAGTAAAATGAATGAAATGTGTGCAATGCCAAACTCGGAAGTAAAACAAAGACAAATACGGAAATGAGTACAGAAATATTATTAATTATATCAAACATGTTAACAGGTATTGCTGGTTGGTTTGTTGGTCGTAAGAGACAACAGGCGGATACAGACAATCAAGTTCTTCGTAATTTAGAATTATCTGTTAATATCTATGTTAAAATTATTGAGGACCTCAAGAAAGAAATACATGAATTAAATAACAAAGTTAACGACCTTGAAAAGATGGTTGAGAAACTAATGGATGAGAATAGAAGATTAAAGAAAACAAAATTATAATATGTCACAACAACAGATGTACTTACCAGTACCAACTAATGCAGAGATTGGTTTAGGATATAAAGTAGATTACTTTGAAAGATTAATAAATGAAGTTGACCACAATCAATTTAAAATAACAAAAGACGAGTTTCTTGATTGGATACATCACAATTATCAGTGTGTCTTCATATTGGGAAAAGAATTGTCATTAAATGATTATAAAAAATTATCAAAATGAAATTAGAAGACTTATACAAAATTAGACTTGAATTGAGTGGTGTTAAGATTAACAAACCAGAAGAGAAGAAGTTTATTGAACCAAATCCGTGTTGGGAAGGTTATGAAGCAATTGGGCTAAAACCTGATGGTTCACCTAACTGTGTTCCAATCAAAGAAGAACAATCTAAGGTAAAGAAGGAAGGATTTCCTGTACCTTCACCAAGTGGTGACGAAGATGAACAAAAGTTCATTAGTAGATGTATGAGTGAGATTAGTGGTGAATATGAACAAGAACAGGCTCTCGCTATCTGTTACTCAAAGTGGGAAGGAAAATAATGAGTGGCTCAGGCCAGTCATATTTCAAAGATTACTAAAACCAATTATGAATGGCCCAAGCCAGTCATTATTGGACAAAATAAATAAATGAACACAAAAATAAAACCCCTTCCAAATTAATGGTCGGGGTTTTTAGTTCAAGGGAAGTTATGAGAAACCCTTAAACATGTTCACAGGTGTTTATTTTTTATATCTAAAAATTGTGTTATTTTTTCTACCGTTTTCATTTAATTTATTTTTTAATGAACCATAATGTAAATTAAATGTTTTAGAAACTTCTTTAAGTGAAACATAAACTTCACCAGTTTCAATATTAATAACTTGTTTTCTTCTTGATTCACCAGCAAGTTTTTGTGCCATTTGAACTTGACCTGATGCTAAGTTAATAATAGATGCTGCTTTACCACCTTTAATTCCAATTATTCTTCTTTCTTCTTTTGATAAAGTATTGAAATAATCTAATTGTCCTTCTGGTCTAATTTTATTCATCCAACCAGATTCTTTGTTTCTTTTACCTATAACAGATTTTTTACCACCCTCAAATTTACCTTTACTCCAATTTTTTTTCCATTCATCTGATTGTAAATACTTTTTCATTTTAGGACTATGATGTGCTTTACGGGCTCTTTTTTCAGATTCAACAATATTTAATGGTGCACCTTTTTCACCACTACAATTATATTTTATCCAAAGTTCATTTTTTATTTTATTAGCAACATCATTAGAAACAATTTCAAGTGGTTTAAATGTTTCTAATAAAACTTTATTTGAATCAAGTTTCTTAGTTGCAATATCAATCCATTTGGTACCTCTAACTTTCCACTGTCCTTTTTTATTTTGAATTAAATATAAAAGTACTTTTGGAGATTCAGGTGTAAGAGTTTCAACAACTGAAGCCAATACCTTGTTGGAGGTTAATGCAACCCCCAACAAAGCACCAATACTATTCTTAAGAAAATCTCTTCTTAACATTATAATTCATTTTTAACCATATTCCAATAATTCACAACAGATTCATATTGTGGTCTTTCGGTTTCTTCGTTGGTAATCAAATATTCAAACATTCTTAATTTGGTTTCAATCATCTTGATATCAATTAGTTGATAATTACCAATTTGAAATAATGGTAGATTATCTCTATTCATAATATACTCTTCATGAAACCCATCAATTAATGTAAACATTTTTCTTTTACCTGAATTAAAATCACCACCTAAATCAAAACGTTCAATTCTTTTACGGAATTTACTTTTTGGGTCATATAACTTTTTACCAATATATTCTGTTGTACGTTTTGATGCGGTGTTACCTACACCTCTGGTTAATCCCCATAAGAAACCATTTAACATTCTGTTGCTCATAACTTTTTGTTTAATTGTGAGACACAAAGTAACGGCGACATTTCGGAATATCCAAATATTTTTTCAAATATTTTTAAAAAAAGTCATAACTGATTGATAATCAATAAAAAACCCCATCGTGAAAACGACGGGGTTAGTTGGGAAAATCTATATTTATATTAGAACGATATTAAAATATAATAGAAAATAATGACTTAAACAAGGCATAAACAAAAGAACTTACAAAAAAGATTAGTAACATACCAACTGTAAACGCCACCATAGTGATAACAACTTCAATAATATCTTCTATGTGTTTCTTCATAAAAAAAAGGGAGGGGTTGTTATCAATCATAAATGGCAGTAGATGAAAAAAAAAGGAACCAATACCCCTCCCTCTATTATAAATATATAAAACTTTTCTAAAAGTTTCAAGTACATGTAAAAAAAAAGGCCGAGGGTACACCACACCCCCGACCTTACAGCATCTGTCAGAATGCAAGTCTTACAATGTTTCTACAAATTTGTTGTGAATGTGGTGGTCAATCTTTTCTAATCTCTCACCAATCTCTTTACTATATCCATTCTCACAATAGTCGGTGAGGACATTTGTGATACCTACAATCTCCTTTAAGGTTAAAGGTGTACCAATTAGTCTGCAGTAATCCACAACATTCTTAAGTTGAGATTGTCTGATAATACTCTGTTGATTTTTTTGAAAGTCTCCCATTTTATTTTTGTTTATTTTTTTTGATAATTAAATTTTCATAATAATCCATTTTGGATATAAAGTCATCAGACATCTTTTCCATATCCAATTCAAATCCATTTTCTGTTTCATTAATTAAAATTGTAACAGTAATCTTCTTTGGGATTTTGATTGGGTTTTTAGGTGGATTTGGGTTGTACTCATAGACTTTGTTCCTTGCACCCATATCAGCCATTTCTGTTCTACCGGTGTCAATTAATAATCCCATACAACATAAATTGGTTAAAGATCTACCAATCTCTTCTACTTGAAGTTCTTTACCATAAACTTCTTTGTAAAGGTGGTAACCTTTTCGTCTTGACATGAATCTGTAAGATTTACATAATTCATAAACTTGAAATGTGTCTGATTCCGCCTTGTCCATACGGCGTCTAAGGTCACTAGTTTCCTCTTCGTTGAGGGAATTGTGAAAGTAAGTTAAATTTGCCATTTAATATAAATTTGATTCCTCTATAAATATATGGAATTATATTTGAGTTTCCAAATCTTTGAAAAAATTTTTTAAATGTTTGGAAATTCAGCAGAAATCTGATATATTTATTTAGAAACCGATTATCTCGTAGTGCGGTATATCACTACAAAATCCACCTGATGGGTCCTAGGTTGAAATAGTAAGTCAACCCCAGTAGCCGAACGAAGCGGTCGGGAGCTGGTCTTGAGTGTGTAGGAGTTTTTTGGCCACGAAGTTGGTATGTTAGATTAAACATCAGGACAGTAGTTTGGAAGTTCCAAATGAATTACCTACCTTTATATCCAGTATTGCGCACAAATATAAACAAAACTAGTATGGCAACAAAAAATCAAATTGAAGTAAAAAAGTATATTACACCAGATATTAAAAAGAAAATGACCAAATGGGAACAAGAATTTATATCTAGTATATATAAATTTGAAAAAGATTGGACAGAAAAACAACTAGCAACTTTTAATAATATTAAAAAGAAATATGGTCTAGAAGAAAGAAAAGTAGTTGAAAAAATAATCTATTTACCAACCGGTTACGCACATGGCGCGAAGATTAATCAAGAAATTACCAGTAAAAATTTTAGAAAAAATAGGGCGAAGATTATTAACTCAAATAAAAAAATTAGATAAATGAAAAGTACTAGTTACAGAAAAGGTCAGTTGAGTTTAAAAGAATTTTACTCAATACCTTATGAAGAAAAAAAGAAGTATATTCAGTATCTAGTACAACTAGAATCAAGTACTAGAAGTGATTTGGATGAATATATCCTCAACCATTTTTATAGAAATACAGATACTGGTGCCAAGGTAAAGTTTCTTCAACTTGAAGATAGTTGACAATATGATTTTTTTGTAGTATATTTATTAATGATTTGAAGTCGTTTGATTTAATCCCGCCAAGGTTTCTCCCAGTTTCCTAGCGGGATTTTTACTTTTAACTAGTATTTATTATGATAAGATGTTCTAAATGTAATATAGATAAACCAGTTGACCAGTACGCAACTTATTTTCATTCTACTCAACAGAAGATTAGAACTAGAAAGATTTGTAATCCCTGTTTTAAAGAACAAAAGAAACAATACAGGGAAAGTATTAAAATGAAAGAGATAGTTCAACCAGTGACACCAGAATTAGAAATAGAACCTATTATAGATTATTCTAGTAATCCTGATTACTTAAAATGTATAGTATGTGAGGAATGGAAAGAAATCAAGGAAGATTATTATCTAGCAAAGGGTGGAAGACCAATTTATAAAAGGTGCAAGGAATGCCAAAAGGAAATGGATAGACAAAGATCATCAAATAAATTAAAAGATAATGGAGGTTCTTTGATGATAGGTCAAAAGCCGGGAGTTTTTTTCGATGAGTACCAAAGACAGAACACCTTTGAATTAATGACTTTGTTCGGATATTTATATGATGAGGAGACTGGTATTTGGTATAAACCTGGTGTAAAGGAGATTGTGAATGGTAAACCTGTTTTCTTAAAAGTTAAGAAGAGATTACACGGAACACCAAAGAAGATAAACAAAGAGATGATATATAAGATTATTGAGTTAAAACAAAACAACTATACATACGCAAGTATAGCTAGGAAACTCAAGATAAGTGAAACTAGTGTACAAAGATATTTAAATATATATGGATACTAAAAAACATGTAAAGGTAGGAGAGTTGGAAATACCAACGGATTATTTCAACAT